ATTCTCAAACAGATAGTATAACCGGCCAGGGAGATAAAGGCGTTAGCGTTTCAAACACAATAATCACAACCCTAAATACGGGTCAGTATGTTGAGGTTTATATCGCTCATGTTGGCGGAGGCACTCTTTCGTGTGAATTGCGACATTTAAATTTAGTTTTAAGACAAGTATAATGGACATTCGTAAAATTTCAATCGGGCAGGACTACAAGACTGCTATGCACTATATTGTCAATCAGCCGGTACTTAATGGGGAGTATACCGTGCATCTAATTAAGGTGTCAGACGGGGGTGGAGCAAAAGTGTATATCGTATCAAAATATAACGAAATCTTGCTTTGGAAGGAGTTCTCTGCTTCCATGCCTATTTCATTTGAGTACAACATCTCTTTCTAATGCGTTCCCCGTTTCAGTTCATCGTGCGTCCGCGCGATGCGAAACGATACGATAATACACGAAAGTATGGAGATGTTGACTTTATCGTAAGTGTTTCGCAGGAGGACCACAAGTTTTCCAACCGGTATGCGGAAGTGGTTAGCACACCTATCCACTACAATGGCTCAATAAGGCCTGGGGATACACTTATTGTTCATCACAATGTCTTCAAGTTTTATTATGACATGCATGGCCGTCAAAAAAGCGGTCGTTCATTTTTGCACGATGACCTGTTTCTTTTAGATGAAGACCAGTTCTTTTTGTACAAATCTCCCGGCAAGGAATGGAAAGCTCATTCAAAGTATTGCTTTGTAAAGCCTAGTCCTACCAAAAACAACTATCTTGATGTTAATCACAAAGAAGAACCACTATACGGAACCATAAGATACATCAATGATGAACTCAAGGCTTTTGGGTTAAAAGAGGGAGATGAGGTTATTTATGAGCCGGAAAGTGAATATGAGTTCAATGTAGATGGGGAAAAATTATACCGTATGTTTACAAACAATATAGCGGTTCAAGTATGAGTAAATCAAATGAAGAAATAAAGAAAGAGATAATCTCTGCTGGATACAAGGCGGTCAAGCACCTCATCAAGGTAGCCGAAGAGGACATCATCACGGGAGGAGAAGGCGATATAAGCGCCGACCGTCTAAAAAATGCCGCAGCAACTAAAAAGCTGGCCATTAATGATGCATTTGAAATCTTGGCTAGAATACAATCCGAGCAAGAGCTTTTAGACTCGCCAAATCAAAATAACTCCACTCAAAAACAAGGGTTTGCAGAAGGAAGGGCGAGATAAAGAGCTTTGTCGTGTCTTGAACCCTATCCCCATTAAAGGTAAAAAAAGATGGGAATATGGGTACAACAAGGAGTACGACATGGTCGTCATCTCAAAAGATGGGACTATTGGGGATGTCTATGAGATAAGTGGCTTGAGGATAGCCATTCCTGCATCGCCCGAAAAGTGCTACCGTAGATCAGAAAAGCAGCAAGAACAATACTGGGAAAGTTTTGAGTACCCATCTCAACTATCCAAGATAAAGACAATATTCCAATGGCACACAATGCCCAAGGAGTTTAAGGCTTTATGGGTGGACTATATAGAGGAGGAGTTCAATAGGAGAGAGAACGGATTTTGGTTTATGAACAATGGCGTCAAGACCTACATTCCGGGAAGCTTTTATATGTACTTGCAGTGGACGAAGATTGACATTGGGCAACCCGAATACAGAGAGGCCAATAGGCTATTCTTTATATTTTTTGAGGCGTGTATTGCTGACTCAAGGTGTTTTGGCATGTGCTACTTAAAGATTCGCCGATCAGGCTTTTCTTTTATGAGTTCATCTATGATTGTTAACATCGCTACCCTTTCAAGGGATTCTCGCTTGGGGATTCTATCCAAGACTGGTGTGGATGCAAAAAAGATGTTTACCGATAAGGTAGTACCCATTTTAAGTAACTACCCATTCTTTTTTAAGCCAATTCAAGACGGCATGGATAAACCCAAAACCGAACTTGCGTTTAGGGTTCCTGCCTCAAAAATCACAAAAAAGAATATGCACGATGTCTTTTCGGCAGATGAACCCGATGGATTGAACACAACGATTGACTGGCGCAATACGGCTGATAATAGTTATGATGGTGAAAAGCTACTGCTTTTAGTCCATGACGAATCAGGTAAATGGGAAAAGCCTGAAAATATCCTAAACAACTGGCGCGTGACCAAAACCACTCTTCGGGTGGGTGGTCGCATTGTTGGTAAGTGCTTGATGGGATCTACGGTGAATGCTTTATCAAAAGGAGGGGGAAACTTTAAGAGTTTGTACGATGACTCTGATGCCTCTAAAAGAAACGCAAATGGCCAAACCAAGAGTGGTCTATACAAGTTCTTTGTTCCTATGGAATGGAACTTTGAGGGGTACATTGACCGATATGGGTTTCCGGTTATGGAAACTCCCAAGAAAAAAACATTCTCTCAAGATGGATCTCCTATAACCATTGGAGCAATTCCTTATTGGGAGAATGAGGTGAGTTCATTAAAGCATGACCAAGATGCTCTTAATGAGTTTTATCGTCAATTTCCAAGAACGGAAGCCCACGCCTTTAGGGATGAGAGTAAACAATCGCTCTTCAATTTAGCAAAGATTTATCAGCAGATTGATTACAATGATGGGATGATAAAGGGTCAACAATTGACGAGGGGTAATTTTCATTGGATGAATGGGGTAAAAGACACAAAGGTCATTTGGACTCCAAGCAATAACGGGAGGTTTTTGGTTAGTTGGATACCCCCATTAAATATGCAAAATAGGGTCATTGAGAGGAATGGGCGAAAAATGCCGGGCAATGAACACATGGGGGCATTCGGGTGTGACTCTTATGATATTTCGGGGGTTGTAGGAGGGGGTGGCTCTAATGGGGCATTGCATGGCTTGACAAAGTTCCACATGGAACAAGACGCTCCGGTCAACACCTTTTTTTTAGAATACATCGCCCGCCCTCAAACGGCTGAGATATTCTTTGAGGAGGTATTAATGGCCCTCGTGTTTTATGGGATGCCAATGCTAGCGGAAAACAACAAGGCTAGGCTATTGTATCACTTGAAAAACAGGGGGTATAGGGGATACTCACTAAATCGCCCTGATCGCCCAATGGCGAAGTTGTCAAAAACAGAGCTTGAAATCGGAGGAATCCCGAATAGCAGTGAGGAAGTACGACAAGCGCACGCTTCGGCTATTGAGTCTTACATAGAAAAATATGTGGGTTATGATATGGAGGGGATATTTCGGGGTAGCGAGGATTGTGGAGATATGCCTTTTAATAGAACCCTTTATGATTGGGCGCTTTTTGATATCAATAACCGAACCAAACATGATGCCTCAATTAGTTCGGGATTAGCTATTATGGCAACCCAAAAACACCTTTATGTACCCGAAACAAAGACCAGCAAAATAAGTATTAACTTTGCTCGCTATAATAACAGGGGAATGGTAAGCAGTTTGATGAACAATGAGTAAAGTTGAGCCTATAATCAATGCACAGTATTTCCCGGATCAGTTTGCACCTGACTCCGAAAAGAAAACCGAACTATTCGGTTTAAGAATAGGTCAGGCTATTCAGTACGAGTGGTTTAGGAAAGACTCTAGGTCTGGGAGGTTCTATTCCCAGTGGAGGGATTTCCATAGACTGCGTCTTTATGCTAGAGGAGAGCAATCGGTTGAAAAGTATAAGAACGAGATGGCCGTAAATGGCGACTTGTCTTACCTAAACCTTGATTGGACACCTATTCCTATTCTGCCTAAATTCGTTGATATCGTGGTGAATGGGATGTCTGATCGCTTCTTTAAGGTTAAGGCATATGCCCAAGACGCAATGTCTTTGTCCAAAAGGAATCAATTCCAGCAACAAGTGGAAACACAAATGGCTGGGAAAGACTTGTACATAAGCCTTGAGAAAAACATGGGGGTCAATGGGTTCACAATGAATCCAAATGACTTACCCGAAAACGACGAGGAGTTGCAGCTCTATATGCAGATGAGCTATAAGCCAGCAATAGAGATAGCCCAAGAAGAGGCCATAAATACCATTTTGGATGATAATAAGTATGAAGATCTTCGCAAGAGGGTTGATTATGACATTACAACCATTGGCCTAGGTATAGTTAAGCACGAGTTTTATCCCGGTGATGGAGTTCGTGTTCAGTATGTAGACCCAGCCAATGTGGTCTATAGTTATACCGAAGACCCCTATTTCAAAGACTGTTTTTACTGGGGAGAAATCAAGACGGTCCCATTGACCGAAATAAGAAAGATTCGGCCGGACATCAGAAATGATGAATTAGAAGAGATATCCAAGTACAGCCAAGCCTGGTACGATTACTATAATGTTTCTCAATTTTATGACAATAGCCTTTTTAACCGAGATACCGCTACACTTTTATTCTTTAATTACAAAACGACTCAAACGTTTGTTTACAAAAAGAAAAGGCTAGACTCTGGGGGGGAAAGAATCATTGAGAAAGATGAGAATTTCAATCCCCCGGCCGAAATGATGGAGGAGCAGGGGTTTGAGCGCATAACCAAGACAATTGATGTTTGGTATGAGGGGGTTATGGTTATGGGCACAAATTATATGCTCAAGTGGCAAATGATGGAGAATATGGTTCGTCCTAAGTCTGCATCTCAAAATGCCATCCCTAATTATGTGGCTTGTGCGCCTAGGATGTACAAAGGGAACATTGAGTCTTTGGTACGCCGAATGATTCCATTTGCTGATCTAATTCAACTTACCCACCTCAAACTCCAGCAAGTTGTTGCAAGGGTCGTTCCTGATGGTGTGTTCTTGGATGCTGATGGTATTAATGAGGTTGATCTTGGAACGGGGCAGGCATACAGTCCGGAAGACGCCTTGAGGCTGTACTTCCAGACCGGTAGCGTCATTGGTCGTAGTTTCACGGGGGATGGGGAGTTTAATAATGCTAGAGTCCCAATCCAAGAGTTAAACTCAAGTTCCGGTCAGCAAAAAATGGCTGCCTTGATTGGCAATTACAACCACTATCTCAACATGATTAGGGCCGTGACCGGTCTAAATGAGGCACGCGATGGCACAGTTCCTGATTCAAGGTCATTGGTGGGTGTGCAGAAATTAGCCGCTATGAATTCAAATACAGCGACTAGGCACATCCTTGATGCGTCTGTGTACATAACCAAAAGCCTTTCGGAGGCTTTAACATACAGGGTTTCCGATATTTTACAATATGCTTCTTTCAAGGAAGAGTTTGCTACACAAATAGGAAGGCACAATGTTTCGTTGCTAGAGGAAATGAAAGACCTCTATATCTATGATTTTGGTATTTTCATTGAGGTTTCTCCAGATGAAGAGCAGAAAAATCAATTAGAGCAAAACATACAATCGGCTCTGCAGAAAGGCGATATTAATCTTGAGGATGCTATTGATATCCGTGAGATTAAGAACATCAAGATGGCCAATCAACTTTTGAAGTTGAAGCGCAAAAAGAACATTGAGAACGTGCAGGCCAATGAGATGCAGAAGCAGCAAATGCAAGCGCAGGCTCAACTTGAAAGTCAAAAGATGGCGGCAGAAGCGGCAATGATGAAAGTCAATGCTCAAGCTCAAGCGGATATGCAGGTCAAGAGGGCTGAAATAGCTTTTGAGATTGAAAAGCTAAAAGCAGAGGCCGAATTGAAGACCGTTCTTATGGAGCGTGAGTTCAATTTCAACATGGAATTGGCCAAGGTTCAAGGTCAAACCCTTTCTAGCCGAGAGCAATTGAAAGAGGAAGAAAAGGCTAGGCGTATTAGTATGCAAAACACACAACAGTCTAAGCTTGTTGACCAAAGGAAAAACAACTTACCTCCCATCAATTTTGAGTCCAATGAGGACAGCCTGGATGGGTTTGATATGGGCGAATTTGAGCCTCGTTAAATTTTTATATATTTGTCCCTAAATTCAATCTAATGGAAAACATTACAGTCAGAGTCCTTGACGCGGATGGGCAACCGTCTGTTCAAGAAAAAGAGCGGCAGAATCAAGCTTTGCTTGAGGAGCAGCAACGGCAACAACAACAGGACCCGCCCGCCCCGGATCCTGCGCCGAAACCAGTTATTGAAGAGGGCGACGTTCTTTCATTTATTAAGGATAGGTACAATAAAGAGGTTAACTCCATCAATGACCTACTAGTTGAGCCACAACAACAACAAGAACCCCTCCCAGAGGATGTTTCTGCTTTCTATAAGTATAAAAAGGAAACAGGGAGAGGGCTTGATGATTTTGTAAAACTCAATCAAGACATTGATGCTATTGACCCGGATAAGTTGCTTTTGGACTACACGTTAGCCCAAGAGGAAGCTTTAGATCGGGAAGATGTTGTTGAATTGCTTGCTGAAAAGTTCGGATATGATGAGGATCTTGACCAAGATTCTGATATCAAGAAGAAAAAAGCGGCAAAGAAACGAGAGTTAGCCAAAGCCAAGAAATACTTTAACGAACAAAAAGAAAAGTACAAAGTCCCACTTGAGTCAAGAGGGGATTCTTTTCAGGGTTCAGATGAGTACAAACAATACAAAGATTACCTTGACAAGGCCAATAGCGATCAGCAAGAGGTCAAAAGGAAAGGAGAGTGGTTCCAAAAGAAAACGGAAGAACTTTTCTCTAACGAATTCAAAGGTTTTGAATTCAATGTTGGTGAGAAAAAAATCACTTTCCTACCCGGAGATTCCTCTGAAATCAAGAGTCAAAACTCTACACCTTTAAATTTTGTTTCAAAGTTTTTAGATGAGCAGGGGTTGATTAAGGATGCTGCGGGTTATCATAGGTCTTTATCAATCGCGATGAATCCAGAAAAGTTTGCCAAGTTCTTTTATGAGCAAGGCATTGCTGATGCCACGGATGATTTGGCTAAAAAGAGCAAGAATGTCAATATGGACATTCGGACCTTTGGACAGCCAATTAACCAAGGAGGAGGAATCAAGGTTGTTGATGTTAGCCCATCATCGTCGGGAATGGGTTTAAAAATCAAGCCTTTTAAAACTTCCTAAAAACTAAAACATGCCAGTTAACGCATCTCCCAGTTTTGCCTTACAGCCAAGCGCTTATAGGCAAGCCATTAGCACCAACTATATTAGTAGTGCTAACTTCAACTTTGCAAACCAATACTTGCCCGATCTCTATGAAAAAGAGTTTGAGCGATTTGGTAATCGCAGCATCACCGGTTTTCTCCGTATGGTAGGCGCCGAAATGCCTTGCGCTTCTGACCTTATTAAATGGGCAGAACAAGGTCGTTTACACACGAAATGGACCGCATGTACATTGACAAACGTATCATCCAACCAGACGGTTTTGACAATCACCACCGGAAACGTAGGCGGCTCTGCTGGATATCCCGTTCAGGTTAATCAGCCAATGACTCCGTATCCGACCAATTCCACACTTGCGGCTTTAAACCAAAACATCCGTGTTGGACAGACTTTGATTTGTCAGCGCGAAAATGGTGTTGGTGTTTTTCACGGCCGTGTAGCCTCTGTCACTTATCAGGCAAGCCAAACAGCGGCTCAAGCTGCTATTACGCTTGACATTTACGAAGATACCACTGGCGCTTCTTTCCCCACCACATTGTCAACTGGAACATGGTCCGTTTGGATTTATGGTTCTGAATTTCGGAAAGGAACAAGCGGAATGGCCGAGTCAACTCAGGTGTTTGATTCGTTCTTTGAAACCAATCCTATTATCCTAAAGGATAAGTTCACCGTAACTGGCTCTGACATGACCCAGATTGGCTGGGTTGAGGTCACTACCGAAAACGGAGCCTCTGGATACTTGTGGTACATGAAGGCCGAGCATGAAGCCCGCTTGCGTTTTGACGACTACCTAGAGTCCGCTATGCTTGAAGCCGTTCCCGCGGCAGCCGCTAACAGTGGGGCCACTACTGCCGGATTCAAAGGTACTGAGGGTGTTTTTAGCGCGCTAACAAGTCGCGGAAATATTTTTAGTGGCGGATTTCCGACTAGCCTTGTAGACTTTGACTCAATTGTTCAGCGTCTTGACAAGCAGGGTGCTATTGAGGAAAATGCCATTTTCGTAAACCGTGCTGCTTCTTTTGCTATTGACGACTTCTTGGCTGCCCAAAACTCTTATGGTACTGGTGGTACATCATACGGTCTGTTTAACAACAGTGAGCAAATGGCCTTGAACCTTGGATTCCGCGGATTCCGTCGTGGTTATGACTTCTACAAGTCTGATTGGAAATACCTAAATGACCCCACTATGCGCGGTCAAGGTACTTCAAGTGGCACTGTTGGTGGTGCAATCAATGGTATGATTGTTCCCGTTGGTTCTACCAATGTTTATGACGAGGTAATGGGTCAAAACGCCAAGCGTCCTTTCTTGCACGTCCGCTATCGTGAAACCGAAGCCGAAAGCCGTAAGTATAAGACCTGGGCAACCGGTTCTGCCGGTGGCGCTGCAACAAGCGACCTTGACGCTTTGGAGGTACATTACTTGTCTGAGCGCGCTGTCTGCACTTTGGGAGCAAACAACTTCTTCTTGTTCCAAAGCTAATTTTTCGGGGTGGGTGTGTCCGACACACTCACCCCATTTTTTAATTTAATCAAACCTATAATAAAATGTCAAGCAAACTTTACAAACTAATCGGAGGGTCTGCCCCTATGAGCTTTATGCTCGCTAGTCGAAACACAACCGCACGAAGGTTGTACTATTTTGACGGAAAGGTCAATCGTGAGCTTCGTTATGCTCGCAACCAAAAAAGTCCATTTGTTGATGAACAAGATGGGAATTTTATTTTAGAGCCCATCATCTTTGAAGATGGCTTTTTAAAAGTTGAGGATACCAATCCTGTACTTCAAAGATTCTTGGAAATACATCCGGACAATGGGGCATTGTTCGCAGAGGTTGATAATAGGAAAGACGCTGAAAAAGAATTGAATTATCTTGAAATGGAGGTTGATGCTTTAACAAAAGCCAGATCACTTGATTTCCCTATGATGGAAAACATCGCTAGGATTGCTCTTAGCATTGACCCATCAAGAATTAGTTCGCAAGAACTTAGGCGTGATATCATTGTTTTTGCTAGAAACAATCCAGAGGAGTTCTTATCGGTGGCAAATGACCCCAATGTTGCACACAATGGCTTTGTGGCTAGGTTGTTTAATTATGGCGTTCTTTCGGCAAAGAGAAATAGCGTACACTATAATCTGCCCAATAATAAGTCAAAAATGCTTGTAGTCCCCACAGGGCAGGACGCTCAAGAGGCGGTTGCTTCTTATTTCCTAACCGAAGAGGGCATTGAGGTTATGGGGACGCTTGAAAAGTATCTCTCCGAATAATTAGTATATTTGCCCTATGAACAACTTTCTCAAAATAGCAAAGAGCCTAAATGCCCTGCCGACAGGCCAAGGTATTTGCCCAACTTTGATTAACCCAAAGTATGTTTCATGGGTTTATTCAACTGTAAACACAAATATCACCATTCATCTTAATGGCGGAGTAAATGCTGGTGTTGATAGAATCACGGTCACACTTCAGACTGGCGGAACTCTTCAGCGGGACGCGTTTATTAATGCGGTTATTGAGGCTTCGTCTTCGACGACCTCAAATGCATCTTCAGTATCTACGCTTGATTTTCTGCCATCAACAACCTACACATACGTCTTAGCATAATTATTATGGCAAAATTTATTCAGTATCCATCTGAGTTTAGTAATACAAACTGGACTTCAGTCGCTCACAAACCTGGAGCTAACCAAGCTCATGTTGCTGTGGGTAATGCTGGCGCCTATAGAGTTGCCAGAAGCGCCGATGGTGGTGTCACATGGACCTATCCATTGGGGTTAACCGATGCGGCACAAACACGAACATGGACCGCGGTAACGTGGAATCCCGGTGCTGGCTCTGGCTTGTTTATTGCTGTTGCATCAGGAACAGGGCCAGGTAGGATTATGACCAGCGCTGACGGAGTTACTTGGACCGTTCAGACGTACTCCACAGGCCAGCAAGCGGTCAGCTTTAACGCAGCGGCATCAAGTCTTACTAGGACCGTAATTGTTGGAGGCGGCGGCGTTGCGGCCGACCAAACCATTACTACCACAAATGGGACGAGCTACACTTCAGTAGCATCTCCTGCGGTACGAAATTGGACGGGCGTTTCATGGAACAACGTAAGTGCTAGCGCCAACTGGGTTGCTGTTGCAAATGATGGAGCTGCTGCTGGCGCAGTTATGACGAATACTGAAACCGATATAGCCGCTGCAAATGCTTGGACATCACGAACCGCCGTAACTGCTCCCACGGCTACTCCATGGGTTTCTGTTGCTGCCCAGCAAGTTGCAGGCGGAGTAATGGTCGCTGTTGCTAGTAGCGGAACGCAGGCAACGAGAATTATGACTAGTGCAGACAACGGGACCTCCTGGACTTCTCGAGATCCCAACGTTAATGTCAACTTTTCTTATGTTTTTGCCACTAGTAATGGTTATTACGCTCTTGGAACTACAGGTACTCAAACGCAAAGAATCTTGACTAGCGCAGATGGGGTTACTTGGACCGTCGGAGCCGCACTTCCGACAACGCCCAATAAGTGGGCCGGGGGTATTGGAAACGCCTATACTGATCCGTCTTTCATTGTCTTTGTTTCTAATTCTGGTGGGCCAAGTAGGATTTTAAGAATGGGAAACACAGTATTGACTTTGAGTTCCCCAGTTGAAATTAACGACTCCTATACGAGGGTTAAAACAGATTTGCCGACATATATTAATCTTGACAAAGTAATGCTTCTTAACCCAATTGATGAGGGTCAGATTAATTTGCCACAAGCCGCTGGAAGTACGGCTCAAGATTTTGTAACACTTAGCTTTGGAGCTGACCCAACAGGGATTACGCATGAGATTATCGTTCAAGATATCATCAACGCTTCATCGCCCAAGTCTTCAACGTCTTTGTTTGGATATATTGCATCAGAACTCCCACAAAACAGAACAGTAATTGTAACAAGATCATAGTATGGCTAAATATTTAAGAATCCCAAGCACGGCTCAAGCCACCACAACAAATGGAGATTTCTTCATTGATATTGACTCCATTCTCAGTATTGTTCCAGTAAGCGATACCGTCCTTCATATTAATGCGGATATCCCGGACACTCTTAATGATACACTTGTTCTGACTTTCAATAATGCTTCTCCTGCTCCAACTAGGATTTTGCATCAAATTGTTTGTGACGCCATTATGGCGGCAAATGCTTCTACCAAAGGAGGAGAGCCTTATATTGATTTGCCTTTAATGCCGGCTATTAGCGGCACTGCTACAACAATCACTTTAACTTTTACATAATATGGCAACATTTGTGCAAATAGGCTCTCTAGCCGTTGTAAACAATGGATACTTTAATGCCTCAAGCATTATATCGATAGTTTTTAATGCAACCAACACCTTGGCAGTAAGTCTTGTTAATCCAAATACAGGCGCCGACGTTGTTACATTAACCTTATCTAGTGCTGATTCAACCTATGAAACTCACAGGATTATTGCTAACGCTTTAATTTCCGCAACCCAATCTGGTTCGACTTATTTTCAGTTGCCAGAAATTTTACCGGGAGGTAGAACTGTGACTTTGGCAATCGGATAATTAATTCACTCATTTCAAAGCCACCCGCTGAATCTCAGTTGGGTGGCTTTTTTTATTACCTTTGTGTATGGCCGAGTTTATACAAATTGATAGACCCTTGTACACATCGGGACCGGTATTCTTGGGGCTATCTAATGTGAGGTTCGCAAGGGCATCATCAACATCGGTAATTGACATTTACTATGTAGGGGATTCTAGTTCTACTAGTTTGACCTTTTCTTATGCCGATACGTCATATACGCTTCACCGATGGTTTTTTGATCAAATGGCGGAGGCCAAACAATACAGTGGAAGTACATATTTCTTACCTCCCATAATCCCTGTTGCCGGAGTGGATGGTATAACTTTTTCAACCATATCGCCATGATAAATGATGTCCGTAATACGGTTTTAGCCATTGTCAATAAGAATAACTACGGCTACATTACCCCGGCTGATTTTAATTTGTATGCAGAACAGGCTCAATTAAGCATATTTGAGGACTATTTTCAATCATACAACAACCAAATCATCAAGGAGAACGCGAGGGCATCGGGGACGGGTTATGCTAATTTAAGGCAGATTACGGAAGAGGTCATTGATACATTTAGCACTTCAGCATCGGTTAATAAGGTCGGTGGTTTTTATGCTGTACCAAATGATTGCTACTTGTTGATGAATGTCTTGTTTGGGTCTAGAATTGTTGAGAAAGTCCCTATGAATCGCATAGCGATGTTGAATGCCTCAAACCTCACGGCCCCCTCCACGGATTTCCCTGTGTATGTTGGGTCTGGAGTTATTTCTACTGGAACATTGGGGGCAAGAATTAATGTATATCCGTCTAGTATTACGAGTGCTTTGACTATGGAGTACATTAGGTATCCGCGAGTACCCAAGTGGACATGGATACAACTTGGAGCGAACAACGATCCAGTATTCAACTCAAGCGCAGCTGACTATATTGACTTTGAGCTTCCGGAAACCGATGCTCCATTACTCATTTCCAAAATCCTGCAATATGCAGGTGTTTCTATTAGGGAGGCCGATGTTTATAAACTAGGAGCCACCGATGAGGCCACTGAGTACCAAAAAGATAGAGCATAATGGCATACATTAGTCAATACGAATATTATGATAATAATGGCAATTCGCCACAATCAGCGAATTGGGGTAGTTATCAGTATGTGTCATTGGATGATATCGTTAACAACTTTATGTTGATGTATCAGGGCAACCATGAACTCATCAATAATATCAATCGGTATCAGATACTCTTTTTTGCAAAAAGGGCTATACAAGAATTAAACTATGACGCACTCAAGGAGGTCAAAGTCCTTGAGTATCCTGTTGGGTCTGACTTAAAGTTGTTCCTACCATCCGACTATGTCAATTGGGTTAGGATTTCGGCGGAGGTTAATGGTGTGCTATTTCCTCTTAGCGAGAATTTTCAAGTAAATTTTGCAACAGCATACCTGCAGGATCAGAATGGCCAATTGCTTTATGACCAAAATGGGAATGTTCTTTCCCCCCAATACTCCGAACTTGATCTTGGAAGAATCAACAATACAGCCCCTAGTCTATACACGAATCCATTGAGTCCATACAATGGACAGTATGGGTGGTGCATTGATGATGTGTGGTATTTCCGTTGGGGTATCGGTGGGGCCTTTGGGGCAAATACCGAAACGGCAAATGTGAACCCTACATTCTCCATAGATAAGCAGAGTGGAGTTATCAACTTTAGCTCAAATATGAGCGGCCTTCTTTGTGTCATTGAGTATATCTCCGATGGTATGGAGAATGGAAACAATGGGCTAGTAAAGATCAACAAGCTTTTTGAGGATTACATCTATGCCGCCATTAAATATGCCATTCTAAACAATAGGACAGGCGTACAAGAATACATTGTGAACCGGGCAAGAAAAGACCGCAGGGCTCTTTTGCTGAACGCAAAAATTAGACTTAGCAACATTCACCCAGGCCGACTCTTAATGACTATGAGGGGCCGCGATAAATGGATTAAATGAAATCAGTAATCAATTTCACAAAAGGGATGATGAACAAAGACCTTGATGAAAGGCTTGTTCCAAAGGGTGCGTATGTAAATGGGAAAAATATAAGAACGGGGTCTTCGGAGTCCACGGAAATTGGCTCTGTAGAAAAGGCGGGTGGAAATAATATTGTAACTACTGTCTATTTTGACCCTGTAAATCAAACCAACTTATTGAACCCAAAATGCATCGGTGCATTCAAGGATGATGTAGGGGAAGTTATTTATTGGTTTATAGCAGATGTTGACCAATCATATATATCCGGGCAGGTCAATCTTGTTGTTTCGTTCAACACAAAGACGCAAGCATTAAGGTATCACATTATAGATGATAAGAATATTCTAAATTTCTCAAATGACTATCCGATTACGGGGGTTTCATTAATAGAGAATCTTTTGTATTGGACGGACGGGTTAAACCCCCCAAGAAGGATAAATGTTAACTCATCCTATACGGGGTTAATGACAGAAGAGCCCTTTAATCTAATAGTTACTCCTCCAAGTTCTGCTCCAGCAATAAGTCTTACATTCATTTCAAATCAAGGGAATTTCCTTGAAGAGAATTTTATATCTTTTGCTTATCGGTATAAGTATGCCGATGGGGAATACAGTGCATTATCTCAATTTAGTGATATTGCTTTTTTGCCTAAAGACTTCGTTGTTGACTCCACATCGTACTTAAATGAGGGGATGCTCAATCAGTACAACGCTGTAAACATTAACTATTTTTCGGGAGGCTCATTGGTCAAGGAGATAGAGTTGTGTTATAAGAAAGCCGATTCCAATGAAATATATCTAATACAAAAAATAAACAAACAAAAAGAGAGCATCCTTGATAATGTAACTGTATCATTCTTGTTCTCAAACAACAAGATATATAGCGCATTACCATCAACGGAATGGTTTAGGCTGTATGACAATGTCCCGCACAAAGCAAAAGCGTTGTCAATTATGGGCAATAGACTAATGCTTGGTAATTACACGGAGGGGTATGATATGGTTTCATCGGATGACTATCCTGTTAACATAAATTTTGGTTGTCAAGCATTATCCGAAGAGATAACATCGGAAAAGCTAACGACCCCAGCCCCTACCCCCTATACATATCCATTATCGTGGTCAACATCGGCCCCTCAAACAACAGTGAACGGCGCTAAATTTAGGATTAATATACCAACAGCGTATCAAACCAACATTCCATCGGGGTTGTACATTGGTTTTGAAATTACCCTTGAAAGCGCAACAATAAATGGGATTGCGGCTGGGTTAATAAACCCCTATCCGCAGGCCCCATTTACACTTAGTTTTAATTTTACAACTCAAAAAACATATCCGACATTTAATAGTTTATTGATGTCGGTTGAGTTTCAGCAAAAGTTAGGAACAATATCGGCTTATTACCAAAGCGCGAATGGATTACCGTGTTCTGGTGGGTTTTCTTTGACGGACTACTTTGCTTGTTCAATATCGGATAAGCCAACAAGTCCTCCATTTGCAACTCATGCCGTTGGTTCTACATCTACACCAAAAACCGGATTTACAATAACGTCCCCCATTGGGCAAAATGTTTATTTTGAAATCGCTGTTCCGGCAATGGCTTACTACAATGGGACTTCATATGCCTATGAATATTTTAGGGTAAGATCAATTTCGGCGGAATTAAATAAAACGGGAGCTCCAAAAAGTCTTCATAGCAATAGAGATTATCAGGTCGGTATTGTATATATGGATGACTACAATAGGTCAACGCCATCCCTAACAAGTAACTTAAATACCGTATTCTTCCCATCATCAACATCAATTAATCGGAACAGGATAAAGGTCACCATACCAGTATCTCAAAAGCCCCCAAAGTGGGCAACGAGATATAAGTTTGTTGCAAAGTCAACGAAAGAACGGTATGAAACTATTTATACTAACATATTTTTTGATGACCCAACAGACCAGGGGATATGGATTAAGTTGGATGGAGAATCTCAAAACAAGGTTAATGTAGGAGATAGGCTCATCGTTAAGTCTGATAGTGGTGGCCCTGTTAGGGACCTAGTTACCACGGTAGTCCTTGAAAAAGAAGTAAAACCTGCAAACTGGATAAGCGCAAATACAATTAACAACCAGCAAATACTTGAGCCATCAGGCGCTTATATGCGCGTCAAATTAGATGGGTGGTCAGCAAATTATGACCCGAAAAGTTATATTGATACTGGTTTTTTAGTAGCCGAGTCAACCGATGATGACCCTGGCAGCGAGGGAGCCTATGCTCATTTAAGGATTCCTTGCTTTTACTCAACCCCAGCCACCCCTGTTGAGAGATGGACTATACCAGCCGGGTCAACTGTTTTGCTATCATTTAGGTTTGTTAGAAATGGAAAGAATTGCGGAGGCTCAAGTAATAGTTGCGGAGAAACAGTAACCGTTTATTCTAGCAAATTCGTAGCGTCAAGAAATTACAATGACTTGTATGAATTTTGGCTTGGAGAGGGTGTGAATGTCGGTGCATCCGTGTACCCTATCTCATTGACATGTCCCGATGACGCTCCTATTAGTAATAGTGTTTTTAATGCAACACTCGGAGTAGGGCAAGGGGCTTATTCCATTCGTACACAAGGAATAAATAGGTATCAGTTTTTTCAAG